ATATATTATATACTAATATGATACAAAATTGTTAACTAATAAATTAAAAAAGTACCTAATAATTATTAGGTACTTAATAAAAGGGGAAATAATACAATGAAAGAAATAGTTTGTATTAAGTAACTAAAATCTTAAACTTTAATTACTTATATATTATATACTAATAACAGGTTTTAGTGTAAACCGAATTAGTAAAAAATTCTAAATATTAGTTGAGGTGCGTCAGCACAATAACTTCCGCAGCTTAGATTTTTTTTAATTTTTTTAACTTGTTTATCTTGTTTAACTAATTATATATAATATATTTTTTTAGACTGTTAATGTTAACCTTAAAATAGTTACAATATTGTAACTTTTTTATTACAAAATACTCAACCCGTTGATATTACACAGGTTGAGTAATTTTAAAAAATTAAATTCTACGATTAACAGTATTTATTTGGTTTACATTATTATTTTGATAAGAAGTATGCTTACCTTTATAATTAGAAATATTAGCATCAAGGTTATGCAATATCCAGTCTGTATTGAGTTTGGAAAAATCGAATATGCCGTCATAGCCAAGCTGTTTATATTTAATTAGCCATACATCTAGTTTTGCGGCAAGTGCGAGGTTATTAAATTGATATTTTTCTTTTATTTTATTAAATGTTTTATTACAGTATACAACTTGAGTGCCTAACATTTTAGTGCTATAAATTTTTTCTGCCTTAAAGATAAACCATTTTCTAATTTCAGTCATATTAGGTTCTTGTGCTAATTGAAGTTTATGCTCCACTATTTTATATTCCTTTTCATTAGGTATAATCTGTTTGCTATTCTTTTTAGATTGTAATTCCTTAAACATATTATTCCTCCTTTTTAGGTTTACTAAATGTTAGTCTAGTTTGAATTGAAGTTTCCACAGCAGGAGCTATATCCTCAACATTTAGAAGACCTTGATATATTAATTGTTGAACTTTCTTTTCATTAATACACGGTTTATACTCAATACATTGTCTAAGGCTGTCTGCGACTGTCTCGTCTCTTTGAGCATCAATTATTTTAGTTAATATGTCTAGCAACTTTTCTTCATTTACAGAAGTTCTCTCCACGTCGTTGCATTTTACACAACAAACACCTGGAACATTATATTCATTTATAGCTCTACTCTTAAATTCAGTTTTTACTTCGTCTGTCAGTTTTTTAGTTTCTGCTTTTACCTCTTTTTCTTGGTCTTTCATTTCTTTACATCTTTCTAATAATTTCACGAATTTAAATTCGTCTTGTATAACGCCTATTTTCATAACTTTTTCTCCTTTATATATAAATTATTGAATAGGAACATACGACTTATGAGACAGTCGCACGTCGCCTATTTTTTACATTTTCCACTATACTTGTCGGAAATAACTTTCATTTCTCCTTTTACTTTATTTGTTTTAAAAGTTAAGATTTTTTCAATGTCATCTTCGCTCCAATATCTTGCATGATTGCCGCCAACTCTAATAAATGGAGGCAATAATGTTCTTCCTGTTGTTTCCTCGTATTCATACCATCTGATTAATGTATTTCTAGTAACTTGACATAACTCAGCAGTTTCGAAAGTTGTATAATATTTTTTACCGTCTATTATTTTCATATTCATCACGCTCCTATTAAGAATTTTATATCTGAAGGTTGAATTGCTTTTCCGTCTACAATGCGGTCAGACAATTCGCCTTTGTCTTTTATTATTTGATGTATTCGTTCGTCTATAGTGTCTTTGCAAATTAATGTTATAATGTTAACTGTTCCCTTTGTTCCTATTCTGTGACATCGGTCTTCTGCTTGGTCTTTTATAGCTTTGCTCCAAGGTTCATCAATAAATATTACTGTATTTGCTGCAGTTAATGTATAGCCAGTACCTAATGCAGGAGTTGTACCTAATATCACTTTACAAGTATTGTCAGATTGAAATTTAGTCATTTCTCCTATTGGGTCTTTAGTTTCTCCAGTAACTAATGCGGGGTTATAACCTAAGCTACTCAACTTAATATATAGTGGATTTATAACTTTAGTCCAGTTGCTAAATATTATAACTTTGTCTGTTGTAGACTCTAATATATCTGCTATTCTATCATACTTCACATTAGTAATATTTTTGCTAGTTAATATGTTCGGGTTTGAAGTAACTTGTCTCAATCGAATTAACTCAGTTAATGGGTTAGGTAGTAACATAATTCTATCAACATCTTCGATAATTTGATTTGTGACATCTCTATATAATTTGTCTTGTGAACTATCTAAATCTAATAGCTCGTCGGTATAAATTTTAGGCGGTAAATCAAGTACTTCTTCTTTACGTCTCCTTAACATATTTTTATTAAGTGAATTTTCTAACTGGTCTAGGTTTTTATAACCTATAATTTCATACCCGCCAAATCCGCCCATTTCACAATATAGGTTTTTGAAATAAGTAAGTGAATGATTTTCAACTTCAAGCCATTTGAGTACATTATATAAATCTATTGGGTTGTTCATAAGCGGAGTACCTGTTAATGCTAGTCTATAATAAGAACAACAACAATGTATCGCTTTACCTTGTTTTGATTGACTGTTTTTGCATTTGTGAATTTCATCAATTATAGTCATTCCTATAATGCCTTCATTACACATTTTCTTTATTTGACTTTGTATGCTCTTGTCTCGTAGTGTTTCAATATTAGTAATTAGAAAATATTCATCATGTATTTGTTTTAGGTCTGCGAGACGCTCAGCACTGCTACCAATAACAGTTTTTCCTTTTCTATTAACTCTGCTACCTAATATATGTGCTTTCTCATTAGTATGTATTTCTACCTCTTTGTACCAGTTCCATTTCAAGTTATTAACGCCACATACTATAAGACAATGTCTCATTTTATGCTTTCGTGCTACTGCTATATCTAATGCTTGTTTTGTTTTTCCTAGCCCCTGCTCATCGCCAAGTAAAAATTTATTATGAGTTAGTGCATAATTAAAAGACTCTATTTGATGTTCAAAAGGTTTTGTTCTACTCAAATAGTCTGCATCTTGTTCATCATATATATCAAGCATTTTTAAATACCTTTCGAATTTCTTTGGCACTTCACCACATATTTGAATATTTTCAAATTTTAGCTTATCAAGTATTATTGGAAAATAGTCTATCTTGCATTCCCATAATTTACTATTGCGGTGGTAATATCTAGTTTGAAAAGAATGTATCACATCTAAAATATTTGAATTATAGTCTCCCTTAATAAAGAGAGACTGTTTATAACTCAATTTTTGTGAAAAATCAAATTTGAGTTTTATCATATTCTACCTCCTAACATTCGTATTCCTCATCTATTGTAATAATAGGAACTATTTCTACAAATATTTTTATTTCAGATGAAGTATATACTCTTTTACTTTCTCTTATTGTAACACTTTTATATAAATGTCTTATTACATCTTGTGCATGTTCCAATGTGCTCACAATATGTCTTTTTACCATTTCCCAAGTTATTCGTTTAACATAGTTTAGGTGTTTTTCTTGTAACTCAGTTATAAGTGCTTTTGTGTCATTGAATTGTTTCCATTGAACTTGTTTGAGTTCATGTAATCTATTTTCGTTACAAGATACTTGGTATAATATAGCATATATATCATCTAATTTATTTTGAGCCTCAGTTCCGAATACTTCTATATGTTCTATTTTTATATGTTTTCTATTCATTGTAGTTACTATATAATGTAGTTCTTCATCTGCAAATATACCTTTAGGACCTACTGTAATAGTAAGGTTTGTATTGTATTGAGCTATTAACTCATTTAATCTGCCCATCATTTTTCCTGCTAATAATAAATCTTTGTCTATTTTTGTTTTTAATTCAAATATAGTATTTTCTAACATTTTACCTATCCCCTTTTTATTTTATATTGAGGTTTTTGTTGAGAACCTCCTAACTCATATTTATTATAAAACTGTTACTTTATTATTGTCATCTACTTCTATAAGACCCATTGTTTGTAATTCATCTAATGCTTTTTCAACTAATACTAGAAAATAATCGTCAGATGTTTCATTTTGTCTGTATGCTAATTCATCTGCTATTGTTTCTGCATATAATGTTGGTATTTCACCTGTTTGGTCTATTATTTCTTGTACGCTTTCTCTTATCATTTCCCATACTGCTTGTGTTTTGTTTTCTTCAAATTTCATCATTTTTCATATCCCCTTTACTTTTTATTTATTATTTGTTTTTCTTTATACTTTAATTATATACTTTTATATGTAATAAGTCAAGTGTTTTTCATAAATTTATTAAATTTTTTTATTAACCCCTCCATAATTTGAAGGGGTTAAAGGTTACTATTTTTTAACTGGAACATATACGCTAGCACGATTTACAACTGCTTTAAATTCATCTAGTGAATGTACTTTGAATTTTAGAGTGAAAGCATAGTCTTTAACAATTCTGCTATTATCTAAGTTTGCTTGTTCGTCTTCGCTATATAGTTCTTGTCTAACTGCAACTGTTACTTCTGTATTACTAACATATATTTCAACTAATTTCTTGCGACCTAACTTAATAACGGAATGGTCTGTATTATGTTTTAATGTAAATGTATTTTGTTGAGTTGTGAAATAATCAAATATTTCGTTTGCTAAATTGTTGCTAGTGTTAACATTTACTTGTTTTGGTGCTGTTGGTTTAATGTTGTCTGGGTTGAAAGTTTCTAATGCTTTAAGACCAACTTTATAACCTAAATCTGTAAGTGTGATGCCATGGTCATATTGTTTTGAGTTTTTATTATATTCGCCTTCAGTATCTATTATAACAAGTCCTTTTCTAACAAGACTACCTAAAACTCCTTTTGCTCCTTGAACTCCACAACTAATATTTTCAGTAACTACGAAATCCCATGTACTAGCTACGCCACAACTTCTATCGAAACAATTATCATATTCATTAGTTTTTAGTAGCCACATAGCTTCTTTTTCTAAATCTGTTAATTTAACATTTGGAGTAGGTTGTTCAGGTTCAACTGTTGTATCAGGTTCAGGTTCTATTATTTCCACTTCTACTGTATTAGGTTCAGGTTCTACTGTTTCCACTATTTCAGGTTTAACTGTTTCAGGTTCTACTTCAGAAGTAGGTTGTTCAGGTTCAACTTGTTCTACAGGTTCTACTGTTTCAACTGGTGCTATTGGTAATTCAACTTGTTCTACTGTTTCAGGTTGTGCTAGATTGTACCATCTTAACATTGAAGATGTAGTTATTGTTTTATCGTTTGATAATTGATATTTTACTTTATTGTCTATTTCTGTGATATTATTTATTGTAAAAACTTCACCATTCTTTTTATTTTCTATTTTACTACCTATGATTAATGTACCTAATTCGCTTTTTTTCATTTTTCATACCACCTTTTTATTTATTATTTGTTTTTCTTTATACTTATATTATATACTTTTGTATGTAATAAGTCAAGTATCTGGAGTAAATTTTTTCACTTTTTTTATAAAAAAAAAATAGACCCAATATATCGGGTCTATTTCATATTTATATTTTTTCTACATATTTATTACTCAATGAAATCCAACCGGCTCCGGATTTAAGTTTACCCCAGTTGTTTTTTTCTTCTATTATTGTGTATGCGTCGCCTTTATGAAGTTCGCCAATTTTTTCATATGAGGTAGCAGGACCGGTTCTAATATTTAACTCGTCTACTATTATTCTAACTATATAAGATTTGAATTCTGTATCTACTGGTTTTGCTCCTTTTACTAAATTCATAAACCATGTCCAGTCATATCCAAAACGTTTATGTCTTAATAAATATGGACAATCTTTTTTAGTCCAATAATAATGTTGTACTATATGGTTATTCGGTATAGAATATTCTTTTGTTAATTCTACACATAAGGCTGCGCAGTTTTCCCAGACTAATCTTTGTTTTGTTTTATCATGTGAATACTGGCAGTTTTCTATACCTATTGAATGTCTATTTCCTTTTCCGTATTCTCCGTCTCCTGCGTGCCATGCTACTCTGTTAAATGGTATTTCTTGATATATTTTATTGTAGTCTACTGTAACATGCCACGATGCTATTCTATAACCTCCAGATTTACCATATTTATTAGCATTATGTAATGCTTTATCCCATGTTACACCTGGCACATCATCGTCGCCGACATTATGAATTGTAATATATGAAGGTGTTAATGAATAACCTGGTACTACTTTACCTGAAGTCATTAAATTTTTAACAACAACGCCGGCATGACCAATAGTACTGCCATGTATTAATTTATGATTTTTTATTAAATTACTTCCCATTCTATCAACTCCTATTTTTTAAACCCTATTGTTTTATCGTCTTTTAAAGTTTTGTTGAGTTCTTGCACAGCTGACTCAATCATTATATCTAATTCTGCTTGAGTAATAGTTATGCCATACTCATACAATAGTTGGACTATATGATTTTCACATTGTGCTTTTTTATCGTCGCCATGAATATCTTTATAAATTTGTTCTACTGCTTTTACACAATCTTTCACTACAATTTTTTTCAGTTTTGTATTTACATATTTTTGATATAGTCTTTTTCCAACTATACCTATATATGCTACTATTACAGCTAGAAATGTTTGAATAATATTTCCTGCTATTTGATTAATTAACTCTTGCATCATGCTCATGTTGTTGTTCAACCTCCTTTTTTAACTGGTCATATATTGAATGTACATAACCGTTACCATGCAATTCGATATATCTATCGCCTGCGTGAATTCGTTCCTCCAATGATAAATTTTCATTCAAAATCACTAACTTTAAGGTATATTTTGTATTTTCTTCTATAGCTTCTTGAAATTCATGAATTTTATCACATACTGCTTTCATTGCTTTAAATACTTTGAAAAAAGTTGTAACAATTATAGTAAGCGCAGTTAGGAGACTTGCTAAATATAAAATATAATCTACTCCCATGATATAATACCTCCTTGTTACTTATATTATATTAAAAGTAAGTCTAAAACTGTAAAAAACTACCTACATTATATGTAGGTAGTTTTAATTAATGTACACTATTTTTTAAATTATGCATTTAAAAAAGTTTTTATAGCATTCATAGCTGTTTGTACTTCTTCATCTGTTAATACTCTATTATATACTAATACTACTTTAAAGTATGCTCCAGCTGTACTAACATTTCCTAACAATGCAGGGTAACTACCTTGACTAAACGCAGATGTTAATACTGTGTTTCTATTATTTACAGTACTACCAGTAAATTCCATAGTATCAGTATCTACTCTTAAAGATGTCTTATTATAACGTAATGATATACAACCATTTATATTATAATTTTGTTCTGTTGTAGCTAAGTTTATTGAGCCTAATTTATTTCCATTAGCATCAGAATATGATATTCCGTTGTTGTTCATACAAGCTAAATTATTATTTTGTGATAATTTTTGCTTATTTGATAAGATAGGATTTTTTACGTTCGTAAAATCACCTGCAAGTATTACAGTTTGCGATTCTCCAAAATCATAATAATTACTAAATCCACTTAATGTTAAGTGGTCTTTATAATTTGCTCCTGCCCAATAGAAACTATCTCCGTCAAATTTCATATATGCCGCTATATCAGTAGAGTTATTATTTGCTACTTTCCATTGTAGTGCAACATTATCTATTTTATTTTTCCAAGTTGTACTAGTCATGCCATTTCTATCAAGTTGTAATGTTAATCCACTTGTTGGGTGTCCTTTTAATTGTACAGCCTCTTTAATTGTTACAGAACATTCAGCTTTCACATTTTCATTGGCACTTGAGTATGCAGTTATAGTACAAACACCTTTTGCTTTACCTGTAACAACCCCATTACTTACTGTCGCTACATCAGTATTACTAGATTTCCAAAGAATTGAGTCAGTATGATTAGGAGGCGTAGCAGTTGCAATAAGTGTACTATTAGTTCCATTATAAATTTCTAATGTATCTTTATCTAATGATATACTGGTAGAATTTATACTCGTATTTTGTGCTACAGTTACATTAATATTTGCTGTAACACCATTTGTCGCTCTAGCTGTTATTTTACAAGTACCAACTCCTACTGGAGTTATTCTTGAACCATATACAGTTGCCACACTAGTATTACTAGACTCGTAATTAACGTTATTATCCCAAGCTGTAGAAGGATTTACTGTGTAATAAACATCTATTGGGTCATCACCCATATTAAATGATAAATTATTTTGAGTTAATGAAATAGATTGAACTTCTTCTTTTTCTGTAACTCCAACTGGTGCATAAACTCTTACCCAATCAACTTCCATTTTCATTGAAGTACAGTCATCTGCGGGATATCCGCCTGTAGAACCAACTGCCATATTTAATATAATGTACATTGGTCTATGCCATGATTTTATATCTGATATATTTTTTCTTCCAGTTTCAACACCATCTATATATGCTATAATTGTTGTTTCTGTCCATTCTACAGCATATACATGATATTGTGACGCATCAATATTTTTAGTTCCAAATACCATATTTAAATTGCCTTTTCCGTCATCTTGATTATAGAAACCACCTTGACTAATTTCGCTATTAGTTCCTCTACCTTCGAACATATCTATTTCACCATTTTGCGCCCATTGAGTTCCCAAACTTTTTTTAACACCATGTACGTTTTCTCCTGTCGGATAATATGCGCAAGTCCCAATCGTCCAAAAGGCTGGAAATGCACCAGGTACAACATCATATCTTAATTTTGCTTCTAATCTACCATATTTGAACCCACACAGACCACTTGTGTCTATGCGTCCACTACTCCAAGTATAACCGTCAACATAGCCATCTTTTTTAGCTTCTAGAATTAAGTTACTATTTTCTAATCTAGTATTTGCAGTTCTAGCTACTGTATATGCTTGTTGTTCACTACCTCCACTATTATGAGTAGCATATCTCCATTTAGTTGTATCAAGTGTAGCATCATCAAATTCATCATGCCATACTAATAATCTATCTTTTAATACTCCGTCTAAGTTTGAATCATCTCCTCCACCTGAAACGTATTCAGTAGTAACTGTTATGACAATATCTCCAATAACTCTAGGTATAATTATTTTACCACCTGAATAGACATCATTTGTAATATCTGTGCCATACATAGTTACTGTTACATTTTTTATTCTATAATTACTATCAGCAGTTATAGTAGCATTATAAGGAGACTTTTCTTCTATAGTTGTTGCAGTATTACTATTTTTAGCATGTGATAAATTGTTAGTTATAGTGTATCTTGTTACTCCACTTGAAACTAATTCAGTAGTAACTGTTATAACAATATTTTCAGTAACACTAGATATACTTATTCTTCCATTTGAATATACAGAATTTGTAACATCTACACCACCCATAGTTACTTTTACAGTTTTTAATCTATAATTACTATCCGCAGTTATGGTAGCACTATAAGATGTACCTTCTTTTACAGAGGTAGCACTATTTGAGGTACTAGCGTTAGACAAATTATTAGTTACAGTATAAGTATTAGGTGTTGGCGTTGGGTCTACTGTACCACCACTTATAGTAATACTAGACAGTTCTCTTGTTCCAAACATTAATTTTATAGTATTATTAGCACCAGATACTAATTTAAAAGAATTTGGAATATTATTTATATCAGCTCTTATTTCACTATCATTATAATTACTTAATCCTTTTAGTTTGTTTTTTTCTTCAGTTGTAAAATCATTCGTACTAAGTCCTTTACCTGTGACTTTATCAACCTTTGTACTAATATCAGGTATATCAGATTTTTTAGCATAGCTAGATAAATCGACACCAGCACCATTTTCAATTTTCTTCACAATATCTTTACATTGTGTAGTAACTTCATTTATTGCACCTTTAATTGTTTTATCTGTAGTGAGTAAAGCTACTTCACCTAAATTATTTTTAATATTATTAATGTTAGTTTTTATATCGCTATCATCATAGTTTCTTAAATTAAATAATTTAGTTCGTTCTTCATCTGTAATAATTTTTTTACTAATATTTTTCAATTGTGTATTATTATAGGCAATCCCATCTTCCATTCTATTTAGTTCCGCTGTTGTTATTTTTTCCTCCGCTACCCATGTTTTTCTGTTATACGTTCCATCTTCTGTTACTGCTTCAAGTGGTGGAGCAGATGTTGTTAATGCTTGGTTAACAATAGCGTCATCGGTCAAATTAGAAGTTCCTATTTTATCAAATAAAGGTTGTTGTATATGAATGCAAGATTTAATAGGAGGTAAAGTTAATACAGCCTCTTTTTTAGCATCAAGTAATCTTATTTGAATACTATAATCGCCTATCTCTATATCTTCATCTGTGAGCTGCTCTTCTATAATTAAGATTACAGCACCATTTTTTGTAGCTTGTATATCAAAGTCAATTTTAATATCACTTTCATAATCATCTTTCTTAAATTTGACTTGGGCATATGATGCTTGTGTGCTAACTACTAAGTTATTAGTAATATCACTATCATACATATATTTATTATTCACAATACTAAAAGTTATTTGAATATTCTTGTCATACTTATATATGTATATATCATTGTCGAGAGTTGCAACATTATTATTTACAGTTATTATACTATCTCGTTTTATCATTTTTTTCCTCCTTTTCTTGTTTTAATTTTTCATATTGTTGTTGTAAAACAATATATTTAGCCTTGAATAGATTACATTCTTCTATTGTGTCAGCTAATTGTTTTTTATATAAGTTTAGCATAACTTCTATCTCGGACATATAAATCACCTCATACTTAATTATATAAAAAGAAAGGTGATAAGTTAATATCACCTCTATATTTATTCTGTATAAGTTATTTTTATTTTGCAAGTACCTGAACATACTGAATAATGTGCTTTATCTTGTGATGAAGGTACAAGTCCAACTCCTTTTGCTTTCATGAAGTTTGATATATCTGTACTACTTGTTAATGTAATCGTTCCAGTTGAACCTACACCAACAGACACAGATTTACTAAAGTCACTTCTAAAGGAAGGTGTTCCACTTGGTCTTGAACTATAATTATGTGTTTTTACGCCATGTAAAACTTCTCCATAACTACCGCCGCTTTGTCTTGTAAATGTAATGACTATTTTACTAATATTTTTATTAGCATAATTACTCAATTTATTACCGAAGAACCAACAACCTACGCAATCACCGTAACCATAATCACCTTGTCTAACTGTACCGTCTTTTTTCCAGTTGTTATAAACTGTTTTTCTATAAGTGTCTCCATAATCGGAAGTTAGTGTGATAGTTTTAGTTTCTGTTGATGTGTTGGTATTTGTATTTGTTCCAGATATTGTAGTTCCATTGAATGTTGCGCCTTCTGCACGAATAATACCATTAGAACCTGTTTTATAATGATTAGTGCCGGAACTTCTGCTTACTTGAGTTGTAGCACTTAAAGATATATCTGAACCTGATAAACTATAAAAGGCAAAAGAAGATGTAGTTCCATTAGTCGATGCACAATGAACTTTAGATTGAACATATGCTCTTACTGCATTATAGCAATTTACAAATGAAACATTATCTATTTTTCCTTGCGCGAAAGACGAAAACTCAATACCACTATTGTTGCCACTTCCATTTCCTGCGTATATAGTTACATCTGCAATTTTTAAACTTGTGTTATATACAAATATTGAATAATTTCCATTATCTCCAATTCTAGCTCTATTTGGCATTATAACTCCATTATTATTCTCCGCAAATTCATATTCCATAGTTTTTATACCAAAGTATAAATAGCCTTTAATTGTATGATTATTGAAGTTTAATATTATTTTGCCATTATTTTGAGTGGAGAAATGTAAATTACCTTCATAATTGCTAGCAAATATCAACGTAACTTCATGACCATTTAAATTAGTTGGACAAGCTTCTTGAAAATCAAATAATGTTGTATAAGTACTTCCATGTTCAAATTCATCTGAATTTGTGCCTGTACTATCAATAGTGATAGTAACGTCTTCGTCTAATACAGGTTGGTATCTTGAATTATTAATAGTATTAAATGTTAATATATCAGTTGATATTTCTTTGTCAACAGATAACGAATCAATTTCAGCTCTACCATCTTCTAATATCCTAAAACTTCCATTCGCAGTAATAAGTCCTTCGAGTGAAATGTTCTTTGCTTTCAATTTTATATTAGAGTTTGCTATGGCTTGTATTGTGGCATCAGTCAAAGTTAAACTTGATTGAGTTGAACCTTTCTGTACTATCCATTCAAATTTTTCACTTGTTTGGTTAGCTATTGATACTGCTTTTTCTGCTTTGGCATTCGCTTCCCACTCGCTACAATATTGGGGAGTAGTGAATCCTACATTACCATCGGTATACCAAATTTTATAAGCACTCCATAAATAGTTACCCTCTACGTAACCTGGAATATCGAAAACCCACCCATACTCTTCAAATGTAGGCGCCTTAGTTTTAGAAGTAGATACAAAATATATGGTTAATATATGGTCTATGCCAACCCCAGCATCTCCTGTTGCACCCTGTTTACCTGGGTCTCCCTTATCCCCTTTAGCACCAGACGTACATACGGCTGTGCCATCAGTTACTGTACCATCTTTTAAAGTATAAGTAGGGCGAATCCATAAATATTTACCATCGGGAATAGTTGTAGGAGCTTCTGTTGTCCATGAACCTCCTGTAAGAGTTTCTTTACTATCAGATAAATAGAATTTATTATTTACACTTACAACGCTTTTATTAATATCCGTGCTATACCCTATCACAGTAGTTTTAAGTCCATCAACAGTTTGTTTTAATTGCGATGCTTTTGTAATAGCAGCCTCTGCTTTTGAATTAGCGTCATTGGCTACTCCTTCTATAGTACCAACATTTGACTCTAAGCCATTTACAGTTTGTGATAATGTAGAATATAATACTTTTAATTTTACTTTTGTTCCGTCAAGTTGTTCAACTTCAGTATCTGCTATAACGCCGTCAATTCTTTTTCTTTGTTCATCAACCGATAATTTTACTTGGTTTAATTCCTCTAAACTACCTGCATTTAGAATAATTGTTCCGTCAGCACCTACAGAAATGGCAGTACTTCGACCGCCATTTGTAAGTAAATCTATAACTGTATCAATATTCATATCTAGTTTATTATTTTTTAAATCGTCCAATTGTTCTTGGAAATTTTTATCTTGATATTTTGTTTGAGCTTCATTGAGTTTATTGTAATCTTCAGTTTGTTGTTCAAAAGAAGTTTCCATATCTTTTATGTCGTCTTGAGATATTTCTCCTTTTTCTAGTATATCTAGTAGAATTTTCTCAAGCTGACCATATGAATTTTTATACTTATTATTTAACTCTAATATATGTTCTAAATTAACCATATTATCAATCCTTTCTTATTCTACATACTAATATAACCTTGCCAGGTTGATTATCTTTTAATTTACGTTTATAAACTGCATTAGTAACAGTTGTAACTTCTATTGTAGTTGCATCGCCGTCAGCATCAAATCCACTACATATTCCTACATGAGAAACTGACATAAATCTATTTAAATCTTTGCCGTCTCTATCCCAAAATATTAAGTCACCTTTTTCTATATTTGACCAATTAGTTGTATCAATTCCAGTTGCTACCCAACCTTTTGATACACAATATTTAGCTATATCTGCGGCAGTTCTACCTGGATTAAATGACCACGCCACAGACGAACTTTTTTTATCTCGTGAAGTCCATTTTTTACTATAAGGCGACTCATTATACGGAATGCCTTTACAGCATAATGCTACGAATGTTGAGCAATCTATGTGATATTTACCATTAGAGTCTTTCCATTTGGATTTACTTGCATGTGGGTTTGTATAAGTTAATGGAGTTTTTGTATTATATACAAATTTTGCTCTATTTTCCCAATAAGTTTCTCCAATTTCAATAATCTTATCTTTTCCTATAAAATCACCGCAATCTGTGTATGTGCCATCACCATGATTAGCAGTAACAACTCCTATATATTTTTTTCCATTATATGAGTTAGCTCTATTTGGGTTACTTAAACATAAAATTGTATATTCAGTATCTGCTTTACATATTAGTGCGCCGCTACTACAGTCATCGCCCTCATAATATATTATATTCGATTGTGTAAATTTTGTAGGTTCAGTATCTTTTTGTGTTTTAAATTTATACTTAGCCCAAAATGTATCAGATACAGCTGAATAAAATTTAATGAATATACTTTTTACAAGTCCAAAATCTTTATCGTCTTTAAATTCCATAATGTACTCCACATTATTTGCAGTTTCTTCAGGTTTTATATCTTCTGAAGGTGTATAGCCTATCACTTTATTTTTTATCGCAGTTTTTACTTGATTATAATAAGTTTGTGTACTTGCTTTATCTGCGCATGTATACCCATCTGAAGTGTCTGGAACATTACCTATATCAAGGAATATAACATATTGAGTTTTATTGCAGTATGTTTCAATTATATTATTATATTCATCAACATTCGTATTTATAGTTTGATAATCAGCTAATACAGAAGTTGCATGCCATTCTTTTGCTACAAAGATTGGTGTTTTTGGATATTTAACTAATAGAGTTTCTATTAGATTTATTACATTCTGTGCATCGTCTACAGTTAGATGATTTATTCCAAAATGTAAAAATATATATTCAGGTTGAGTTGGGTAAGGTAATGAGTCTACAGTTTCCCCAACTTGTATATATGAGACTAATAGGTCATCTTCATAGAACATATTTGCAGTTGCACCTGGAACTCCTTTAGCTGTAAATGCATTTAAGTCTTTATTTTGTACTATTTGGTCGTCTTGAATTATTTCACCTGGTGCTCCTGTACTTTCTGTAGTTGATACTAATTTATCTTTTTCTACTAACTCATAAGGTCTTAAACAGAAGCCATATTTATATATGTCAGAATATACCGGCATGTACATTATAGCTTTAGGCCACCAATCCCATTTTCTAGCATGGGCGACCATATGTTTTCCATTTTCTTTTCCACAATAAATCAATGTGTGATGTGTGAAATTCTTTGATATTGCTTTAGCTCTAGTTAATGTTGTAGGACATTCTTTATTACACATCATTATTATGTCACCTGGCAACATATCCTCTATTGTAGTTTTTGTAATTTTAAACATTTTGTAACCTGACTTTGCAGTAGCTCCAGCAACTAAAGTACCATAAGCACAACTTTTAGCGTATACCGATTTCATGCCAGCCTTTAAATACGAGCATGACACTAATGAAGAACAGTCATAACAAATTGGATTTTTTATACCATATATTGTACCTCTGTATCTATTTGGTTTATCAAAGTTAACAGTTCTACTACCTTGGTCGTAAGTAGCTATTTTTTCGTCAACGTGTTGTGACACTATTTTCTTTGCTGTAGCTACTATTGTTTTTCTAACTTCTGAACCTGTAGGTTGTGTAGTTTCTTGTTGACCAGGTTTGCTATCTCCTGTATTACTAACTCCAAGACCATATTTCTTTCCTTGTTTATCTAATATATATGGAAGACTTCCATTATTTGATTTATAAAAACATAAATATTTTTCTATATTATCAACTGTTCCAGCTGGTTTACCTATTGAATTTCTATAATCTACCCAATCTTTTCTGTAAGATGCAAAATCTCCTGTACCACTTTCTAGTACTTCATAACATTTAGTTCTATAAGCAGTAGGTAAGTTATAGAAATTTAAGTATGAATTTTTAAATGTGAACCCATATTTTTCTGCTACGTATTTATTAACTATCCAAGCTGCCGCTCCTATTCCCATATTATTACCTATCAACATAGCGAATATATTATAATGACACCAGTCGGCAGAATATCTCAATTCGTGACAACCGAACATTATTTGATTGCTAATATTTTTATTTACTACTACGCCGTTAAGAGTAGTAGTTCCACCTTTGTTAGGTTGCATTGTACTATAAGAAGGAGTAAATGTTTTTGTTGAGCCGTCTATAAAAGTTATCGTTTGCTTTTTATTGAAATATACAGAACGTTCGCATTGCATTAGCCCATAGCCGCCTCCGCTATATGAAGTTGCAGATGTTGGATTTCCTCTAGACTCTCCACAAATACACATAAAAACAATGTATGGGTCTAATCCAAATTTAGGCGCCCAATAATTAACTATAGTAGGTATTTTATATTTATTATTAGAGTTAATTATTGCTGTGAATTCTGGGTCATTAATTGATTTACCTAAATTATATTTACTATAATATTTTATAGCTTCTGCATATGCTTTAGTGTCTGGAGTTATGTCGCCCTCTTCTTGTTCAGATATTTTGATAATTCCATAATTTTTTAAATCATATATTCTTTTATCTCCTAGCCATAGTCCTTTGTCTAGCGTATTTATTTTTATTGCAGTATAATCTTCTAAGTCCTCTCCAATATCGTCTGGTAATTGAGGAATATCAGGTTTTAAGTTATTAATAATATTGTCTATTATTTTATCCATGTTTGTTTTATCAACATTTAATTTTGCAAGTAAATTTTGTATTGCTAATCTATCCGCTGGAGTTAATTTTCCAGTTCTAAGGTTTAATATATTTGATACAGTTTCCTTAATAATATCGTCATTACTATAATGTCTTATTTTAGATTTTATTGACTTATAATTACTTAAAGTTATTTTATTTTGAGCTGGGTCAGTAAATGATATTTGTAATGTACCTACCCTAGCAGCTAGAGTTATGTCTGGGTTAAATTTTGGGTTAAATACTTGAACTGTATCTCCTATATTTATATTTTCATATTCAGATTTTTCTAAATATATAGGAACTTCGAAATTAACTTTTACGCTTTTTACTTCTTGTAATTTTTCATAAGTTTCCCATAATAAATCGATAGGAGTTGTAGCACTGTCTGAATTATAAGAACCTAGAATATATTTTCCGCCATTGTTATAAATTTCATGAATTTTTGGGTCAACTAAATAATCTTGACCTAACGGTTTATTTAATGGGTCACCTCTGTATACGTCCCATGATATATCAGAAAATGTAATTCCATTTTTTCCTTGTGCTATTAAACCACTATAATAATTACTCCCATCGCTTGTCTTTTTGAGTCCATATTCATTCCAATTATATTCAATTCTTAAATCGGTTTTATTACCTAATTCACCGTTTGCGTATACGTCTATATAAAATTCATACTTACCTTGAATACTGCTTATACGTTCTATGCGTATGTCTAATTCAATATTATCAAATAATGATATTAAATCCTGTAATACAGTATAGACTGGGGTAATAGAAGTAATATTCATGCTTTTTCCTATATTTGCCAATGTAGGAGAAATATTTCCTACTTTAAAATTTGTATCTTGTAAAATACTTGTAAGACATGTTTCAATAGTACCTTCAATGGTAATAGGTCTAACATGATTTTGATATAATTCTAAAGTACATGGCACAGCATATATATTTCTTGTAACATATAGAATTCCTTCTGTATCTTTTACAGTTTCTATTTGAAACATTTTTAGTTTATTTCGCCAATAGAATACCATGTAATTTTTTTCTTCTAAAATTTCACTATTATTAGCATCTAAAATAATATCGAACTCATAAGTAAATGCACCTGTTTCTAGGTATTGAATAAATTTATCATTACTTATGTTTGATGTTTCTGTATCTATTGAGCCTATATTATATTTTTTATTATCTAAAATATATATTTGCATATTATTCAGCTCCAATCCACTTTTCTTGTATAATTCCACACGAATAAATATTCGTATCATTAGTAAATATTTTTATAGGGTTAATACCTTTTTCTATATCAAAGAAATAACTACCTATATCCACAAGGTCATTTCTAAGTTCTTGATTAAGATATACATTTCTATTTTCAAAGTCTATATCAATTACATCACCTTCATGGAATTCAATTTTATTATTTACAGTTGTGTCAACCTTTGATATACCCTGTACCTTTAAGCTATCAAGTGCCATGTCAGTACACTTATCCATATTACCATATGTTCCCATGTATAAAATAAAGTATGATAGATTTTCTGTAGCTGTATTATTTATTGTTTTTGTAAATTTTTTATTAGCTATTATATTACCTTGATATAATTTGTTAATTGATACAGTCCATACATGATTGCCAGCACTGTCTTTAACTCTTGAAATTGATATTTTGCCATAAAAATCATTCCAGTTACCTAATACACCAGACATATAATTTGTGACTTTAACTTCATTATTATTTGTTGATGTATAGCTATTCGGTTTTCTGACTTTTGTTTCATCTTGATATTCACATTTTAATCCGACATAAACTTTTGGACAGTTATATTCAAAATATTTTTGGTCATCGCACATTTCAAATTTGAAAATCCTTTCGCCATTAACTCCCATTCCATATAATTCAATAACTCCTGTTTTATCGTCAGCTGTTTCTAATGGAGTATCATACGTAATCGTAATGACTGGGTCGTCTGTAAGTGGGTACAAATTACCTGTACAAATATAACCATCGTAACCTTTATAAGGTTCCGCAAGTTTGTAATAATTTCTTACAACTCCGTCGCTATCTTTACTAGAATATTGTTTTGTTGAAATTATTCGCACAACACCATTAGGAGGAACAACTATTAAGGAAGTTGCATCACTAGAATATGATGCTCTTATACTAGTAGCTTGTTTTGTAACTACATTTCTTTTAGTAGTTGTAATAGTAGTAGATACAGTCTTTGCTTTGCAATAATTCTTGTTACAATAAACAGTATTGCCATTGTTTATTGAGGATTTTTTAAATTTTAGCCAACCATTAACTATTTGATAATCTGTTATTTGAGCGCCTTTTTTCATTGTACCAACACATAAGTATGAAACACCTGGACCTGTTCTACAGTTTAAAGTCTTTGATTTAACTTCATAAATAGTTTTTGTACCTCCTGCATATACTGTTTCTTTGTCGACTGGCACTAAAGTAGGGTCACCATTTACTCCTGTAGACTTCATTGTTAAATATGCCTCTACTTTAAAATCGTCTAATGGAGCAGTTAAATTTCTTCTTACTTGTACACCTTTCCATACATTTGTATCAGTAGAACTATTAGAAGGTAAAGTACCTATACATAATCCAGAACCTCCATTCGTAACTGCTAAAGTTCCTCCGCCACTTCTATTACTATCAATAGGTACAGTAGAACTTACCCAATTTGATGTTGTTGTGCATGGGTCATTTAGTGCAGTTGAGTATGGGTCTTTGCTTTCTAATTCTAAACTTGGATAATCACCTACTAATAAAGTTTCTTTAGTAACTTGATTTTGTAATTGTAGGAAATTAGCATTACTTGAAAATACATTAGTAAAGAATGGTTTTGTTTCTACATCGCCAGTATTTTCAATATTAACTAATACTTTGTCTGCTGTATTATCTGTTACTTTTAAGTCAATACTATAAAAGAATGGCATATGACATACTAAATGTACTTTAGCTAATACATCTAATGCAGATTTAGGAGTTAAATCTATATCGTCTGAAATTATGCCATAAGAGAACTTAGTTTCATCAAATAATCTAACCTCTACTGGTACTTTTGAGTAAAGTAAATTCTTTAAGTCTCTTATTTTTCTTTTCAAGTCTGCTTCGTCATCACCTGAAATAAGAATCGTTATATCATATTCAATAGGAGCATATTTGCTCCCATTGAATACTTCTCCATCTCTAGACGCAATGTCTAAAGTTTCTATTTTCTTTTTCGGTAATAACACCCTTGATATATTTGTAACTAAATATAGTTCATTTATTTCACTTTTATTGAACATGAAATAATTTACCATTGTGTTATACCCTCCAATCTATTCAATCTCATTGTTGTTGTGTCATTATGAGTTTTGACTGGTGCCGCTACTTTCTTACCTACAACCTCTTTATCCATTAGTATAGTTGAGTCTATATTACTTGCACCTGACACAAAACAATCTTTTATTTTATTATAGTCTATTTCTGTATTTTGTTGAGCAATAGTTCTCTCTAAACTTTGTATAGCGGCAACTGTACTATCATTTTGTACTATATTTTGAGTACTAACATCTCCAGTATTAACAGATAATGCTTGTGAAATATTTCCAAGTTTAGCAGTTTCTATTATTTGATTAGAAAAATCTCGAACCGCTTTTAGTGTATCTTTACTACCTAATTTTATACCTACGTCTATACCTTTTGGTAAATATTTACCGACTTCATCTCTCATAATTTGAGATGGTGAATGTATTTTAAACGAAGATTTAAACCCAGATACTACACTACTAGCAAAACTACTTATTTGACCCCTTAACCAACTGCCAGCTCCTTTAATACCATTCCATAAACCTTGAACTATTTGTCTACCTATTCCTACTACTTGAGAAGGAATACTTCTAAGTCCACTTAATATTCTATTCTTGAAATTATTAGCAGCTTGCATACCTTTATTAGCAAATTGAGAAGCAAAGGCAATTGCTCGTGAAATACAACTTGATAAATAATTCCATATTCTTCCAGGTAGTTGAGATAATGCACTTGATGCTCTACTCACAAATCGAGAACCCGCTTGCTGTGCTTTTGCTGGTAATTGGCTAGCCCATTGACTTGCTCTATTATATGTTTGAGTTAACCAGTTACCTACTTTTGAAGGTAATTGAGTAAAGTAATTACTAGCACTTTCGATAAATTTTGAGCCAGCTTCTTGAGCTTTACCAGGTAATTGACTAGCCCATTCTGTAACTTTATTGTAAGTAGTAGTTAGCCATTGTCCTATTATGTCAGGTAATTGTGAAAACCATTGTCCTATTTGTGCAAAATATGAAGGTACTGTTTGCGTAATAAAATTCCAACCGTTTACTACAGCACTTGCTATTACGCCTGCTACAACACCTATCGCAGTTCCTATCATACTAGGTAAGTTATTAAAAAAGTTACCTATTGCACTTAGCCCGTTTGATAATATAGACATTATAGAAGAACCTAATTGACTGAACCAACTTGTAATTGAATTCCATGCAGATGATAGTGCATTCGTAATACCTTCGCCTATACTTCTGAATATATCAATTACAAATGTTCCTAAGTCTTGTAATACATTAAGTATATTTTCTCCTAAATGTGAAAATAGAGTCTGTACGCCTTGCAGTGCGCCTTCAAAGTCACCTGAGAATAAATCCTTTAAAATAGAACCTATATCTCTCCAATAGTCGATTATAAGGTCAAAGCCGTCTTCAAATACTCCGTATAAATCAGTCATTGCATCTCCGAATGCACCTGATATTGAATATCCCCAATTTATAATTGGGTCGAATAATGTATTTAGTCCACTCATGAATACATCTTGTAGTGCTTGCATGGCATTTTGTGCTATTTGACCTAAACCGTCAAATATTTTATTAATTGCATCTTGCAATTTTTCTCCCATTTTTGCAAAGTCCTCAGGTATTTTATCAAAGTTACCTGTGAATATGTCTACAAATATATCTTTTATTCCACCTAATAACGCTTGAATGATATTTACAAAACCTGATATAACATTTCCTATTCCTTTAAAAACTCCTGCTAATGCTGGTGAAAAACTTTGAACTGCCATTAAGAAGTCTTTCCATAACTTAATCCAAAATGCTCTAAAGGCTTCACAATGATTCCATAAATAAGTAAAACCTCCGACTAATGCTACGATAGCCGCTATTATAAGTACTATTGGATTTGCAAGTAAGAACGCCCACAATGATTGAAGGGCTGGAATTACTGTTCCTGTTATAACACTAACAACTCTAGTGCAAGCTGCTCGAACTCCGTTGAGTGCAGTAGAGAATATTCGTGCAAATCCGCCTGCTTGTCTAAATGCTCTAAATCTATTAATAACTTCAACACATTTTTCTGCTTTTGTCATTACTGTACCTATTATTAATAATAATGGACCTAGTACCGCAAGTATTCCTGCTATACTCATTATAACTATCATGATAGGTTGTGGAATTTTTGCAAAACCTTGAGCTAATTTAGTAATGCCTTGAACTATTAATCTTAATACTGGGTCTAATTTTTTCATCATAGTTAAGCAACATTCGTCTATAGCTGAATTCATACTCTTTAAGTCACCTTCTAAGTTGTCATTCATAGTTTTAGCCATTTCCTCAGCTGACCCTTTACTACCTCTCAATGCTTTTTCAAAGTCTTTTACATTTCCGCTACCTGTATTTAATAATATGTTTAATGCTTTTATTGAGTCGGCAGTAAATGTTCCCATTAAGGCGGCATTCTTTTGTGCATCTCCCATTCCATTAGTGGCTTTTTCTACATCACCTAATATATCAGTCATGTCTCGGAAATTACCATTTGAGTCTTGCACAGCTACAGCGGTATTTCCTATTTGTATTTTTCCGTTTTTCATTTTTTGCGTAATATCACGCATCATCGCAGTTAATGCAGTACCTGCTTCAGAACCTTTTAGCCCTTGGTCTGATAGTTTACCTATTAAAGCTGTTGTTTGTTCTATATCTAAACCAAAAGCATGTGCATTAGCCGCACAGTTCTTGAACGCTTCACCTAAACCGGCAGTAGTTGTATTTGAATGAGCTTGTGCGTAGGCGAGTACGTCCGCCATTCGGCCAGCTTGGTCTGCTCCTTCTCCGAAAGCTGACAAATAGTCAGTTACCATGTCAGACGCGTCTGCTAATTCCATACCTGATGCGGCCGCTAAGTTTAATACGCCAGGTAAGCCGTCCATTGACTGTTGAGCGTCCCAACCTGCTAATGCCATATAGCCAAGTGCGTCGGCACATTCTGAAGCACTAAATTGAGTAGTAGCTCCCATTTCTCTAGCTAGATTAGTAAGCTTTTGTAAATCTTGACCTGTTGCACCTGATAATGCTTGAACATTAGACATAGAAGTTTGAAATGCTTTATTTACATCATAAGCATGTTTAGCTATACCTGCCATGGGAACTGTTATTGCAGCAGTTAACCCTTTTCCTATTCCCTGTAGTCTTTTTCCTGCATTGGCAACTCTCTCAAAACCTGAACTTGCACTTTCTAATTGTTGTTGAGCTTGTTGCACGCCATTTTGAAATTGATTGACATCGAGGTTAAGGTGGGCGACAATAGTACCTAAATCTGTTCCTGCCATATATATTCACCTCCATATATAATAAAAAGGCTACAAGGCTTAAATAGCCCCATAGCCTTATTTTTCTTTACCTAGTAATAATTCTAAACCTGGATTATTATGTTTAGATTTTGTTTTCTTTCTATCTTCTTCAAATATCGGTTTTTGAGTATGACCGTCTTTGTCAGGTTGCATTTTACTATATAAATAGGTGCATGCTTCATCAAAACAATATCTTGTGTATGGGTCATCTTTACTCAAACCTATTACATCACTTGGCAGAGCATTAAAAGTTTTTGCTATAGAAATAACATCTAATACTTTTCTACTCTGCATCAATGGGCATAACTTTTTTTACCCCACCTGACGCCTGTTCAAATATAGTTTGTATTTGTTCTTGAGTCAATACATCTTCTATTTCTTCATATTTAGGTTCGACTAATGCTTCTTTAGCTATTAGTTTCATCATATTCACTAATTCTTTTAGTTTATCTGGGTCATCTAGTATTTCTTTTGTGTTTACATCAGGTTGTTTGTCTTTATCCAGTTGAACTGTTTTAGAGTCAAACATATCTGACACTATTTTTAATAATGAATTTGGTAATTTACCATTTATTAGCATATCAGGTACTGAGACAGATTTTATCATTACCTCGAAACATTCATCATCTGTAAACCCAGGTATTGTTATTATTCTAGTTGCTTTTTTTCTAAATTGTTCTGCACTTATTACTTTACTCATTTTTAATATACCTCCTAATTTATTCTACTGTAGGTTTAGCCTCATCTTGTACTTCTAAATTCTGAGCTGAGGCATTAGCTGGGTAAACTATCAACCCATGCTATTGATTTTATAGGCAAACTAGCTTTTGTATTTTCTCTAGCTTTTATTGAGAACTCAGGTGCATAGAATTCTGAGCCTACTGTCATGTCTGGGAATTTACCTAAACATTTATTTAATGTTATTTTACAGTAATTTTTAATTGAGTCTCCTTCGTAGTTAGCAACATATATTTCTGCCATGAAAGGTTTACCTTGGTTACCTTGACTCATCATTGGAGTTTGTAAATCATTTGCTCCTGCGCCTGTTCCAGTTGATTTTACATAACCTGCAACTAATTGAGCAGCTTTTATATCAAACGTATTATCGGTAAATGTAAAATCATATCCATATAATAAGTCGTCTTCTCTAACAACTGCTAATATACTTGTAGCATTTCTTAATATTTCCTCTGCTCCCTCAGATATAACTGCAGCAAGTTTTGCTTCTTTAGCAGTTTTTATTGTAGTTTTTATTGCATCATCACCAGTTGCAGGTTTACCTGTTGAAGGGTCAAGTTCAGTTAAATCTACTCTTTCTATATTATATAAAATTTCCATTTGTTAACCTCCTTTAGTTAGCATTTTTTATGCCGAATGTTTTAGGTGTTCTTATTTGAATACTTGACGAAAATGCTTGGTATTGTCTGTCAAAATATTCTGCTCCACCTCCATATACTAGCTCGGCAGTAGTATTTTCAAGTTGTTTTATGATTAATTGTATTAATTCATCAACTCTTAATGGACTTCGTTTTGAATAAATTTCTATAGTCCAACTATCCCAACCTGCGTTGCTATTTGATACAGCAACTAAATCTATATTCTTCCTAAGAATACAACAATCTGTTTCGATAGTGCTTACATCAAATCCAACTGAGTAGGTTGGGATTATCTTATTCAGTTGTTCATGTAATGTACTTCTAATCATTATATCCTCCTATAGTCTTATATGTTTGACTGCGTCTAAAAATTCAGGTAGCATAGCATCTCTTGAATTTTTTAGTATTGCATACTTTTCATTATTGCATAACTCTAAATAAATACCATATTCCATTTGATGAAATATTGATATTGTTAACCCATTTTCATTTATTTCAGAATTATATTTTAATCTTTGTCTAGCATCTCCTGTTCTATCTGTCCAAGGAGCATTTTCTTGAGCATATTCTTGTATTTTTTGACCTGTAGCTTGACCTAATACTTGTAATTGAGTCTTTAAGCGTTCTGACATTTCACCAAGATTTTGAGCAACTATTCTATCATCTACTGTAACGCTAACGTTCATATTTAACACCTCTTACTGACACTTGATATAATAAACCTACTTCTAATATATCAACTGGCATATCTAATATATACTTTATATTATTTATAACAACATAGTCGCCAGGTTCTATTGAATATTCTGTGTCTTGGAAATATGCATAATATAAAGTTCCATTAATTGAGTATTGATGAAATTGTTGTTCCTGTTGTACATTGGAATTTGAGCTTTTAGAATTATCTAATACTCCTTTTATCTTTGCTATTAATGAAGTAGATTTATAAGTTTGTACTCCTACTTCACTCTCATAGGTATCTCTATATACATCAAGTTCTACTCCATATTTATTAATAGTGGCTTGGATTTTAGGTAGCAGTTTTTTATAATTATAACTCATCTGAACGCCTCATTGCCAATCCGGTTAAGCCTTCTTCATTTTGTTCTCTCATAAATTTTCTATAAAATCCATCAGCCATTTTTAACCAAAATTCATTTGTATTATTTTCTATTGATATTGGACCTATTGTAATATTTTCAGAAGACGCTTTCATTAAGCACCCATAATAACAAGCTTCATTAATATTATCATAAGTACTTGCTAACATTTGTAGTTGTGCTTCAGTTAGCATTGGATTACTATCTTCCATTAACATAGTTTTTATTACTTCTACATTTAATGCCATTTACTCACCTCCGAATATTATAAAAGCCAAGGGAATTAATGGCAACCTCATTCCCTCCCTCGGCATGTATATTAAAAATGAGCAAACTATTTTATTTCAGTTGTTACATCTGTAGACACTTGAGTAACATCAGCTACTGCACAATCGTCTATTGTTTCGAATGAAGGTATCATTACAGAAGACACAACTGTAACAACTTGAACTGGATGTCTTTCTTTGTAAGTAGTTATTGCAGTTCCGTTGTTAACTATTGACACCTGAGCATCAGAACCTGTCATAAGGTCACTTTCTTCAGGTGTTGTACCGTACCAAGTAGAACCTAATGAAGCTCTAGGTGGTAATACTACAACTTTGCCGTCAGGTATTAAGTCGACTGGAGTTCCAGTTGCTATACCTGTATCATGTGATAATGTAGTTATCTTTTTAGTGTATACAAATATAGTACAACCTGTAGTTGTTTCTATAAATGATTTTGCTTGAGCATCAGATACAAAATAGTTCAAAGCATCGTCATTAGGGTACATCATTGTGTGAACTTTAGGAGAACGCACCATATTTATAAATGTGTTTCTATTCATAACAAGTCTAGTTGGTCTAATACCTCTTAATGTTTCCATATAATCACACCAAGCAATTATATCTCTTACAGGGTCAGCTGTTTTATTTGCTTCACCCCAAGCTGCTTGACCTTTTTTGCATTTGAATAAATTTTGTTGACCATAGTCGTATACATATTTAACTCTACCGTCAGCAGAAGTAACATCTATTTTACCACTTGTTAGTAATTGACATCTCATGTACTCACCTTGTACTCTAACACCTTCTACTAATCTTGAAACTTCGTCAAATATGTTTCTTATTATAGGCATTGCCATTTGTTGTTCTGGGTTGTTTAATAACATATTAAGTTGTTGTCTGTCTTTCTCACCAATTCTTGTAGCTTCTCTGAAGAATGCCATTTCAGTTGCTACGCCTTCAAATCCAGTTTTTTCTCTTAATCTTGCTTTAACATCATATTCAGATGGTTGGATTGCTACTGGTAAACCATTAGCTCCTTTTAACCAAGATATATCTGTACCCAGTTGTCTTTGAGCTGGGAATAATGTTTCTGCAAAATAAGGGACTTTATTTTCAGGTTTTTCTGTAACATAAGCAGCTATGTCAGTTGCGTTTATATAATCAAATAAATTTTTTATTACTGCCATTTAAATTCCCTCCTTATTATTTATTTACGACACATATCATCGCATTATCTAAATTAGCTTTTTCTGAACCGAATAATCTATCAGCTCTTACAAATCCATGTACTAATATAGATGCATTTACTTGTGTATCAGTAACCTCATCATGTTTGTATATTTCTATAGTATCAAATAATATAGCATTTGGTTTTACTGCAGTAACTGTTTCTGAACCTGCCACTGGAGCAGTTACTTTTCCATCTCCGTCTATATGAACAGCTAACCCTCTTGGTAATACTTCCTTACTATATACATTTTTCATTTTTGCTTTTTCAGCTGGTTGTAATGTATTTAATAATTTTTCAAGTTCTGCAAATTCTATTTTTCCAGGTATATTTACATAATGGTCTGGAAATGCTAAGAATTGAGGTTCTGGCGCTAAATATTGTCTAGTTTGTAATTTTGGCATTTTTATTCCTCCTTAATTAATTTACTAATTTTCACCGAAGAAATACTCCGGTCCTATTTTTTGACCTTCTTCTGCCTTCGGTACTCCATTTTGATGTGCTAGCATTTTACCGAAATCTCCAGGTTGTGCTGTTTGTGAATTGAATACAAAGCCACTAGCTTGTTTACCTGGCACGCCTGTACCATTGAATGGATTTTTTCCATTTTGTTGTTGAGGTTCAGGTTCACTAGCTTCAAATAGGTATGCTTTTTCTTTTTTCAAGTTTTCAACTTGTTCTTTAATACCTATTACTTCACCATTTTCTCCAATAGAGATTTTACCCAAGTCTAAAAAGCCTTTTAGGTCTTTAGCATCATGAGCTTTATTTTCCATTGCGCATAATTGTAATGCGCTATCTATTTGACTATCTTTTAATGCTTTCTTATAATTATCTAAGTCTGTTTGTAGACTTTGAATTGTTTCTTTAGCTTGGTCATCATCTTTGACCTGAGCTTTAAGAGTTTTTATTGATGCATTCAATGTTGTTATTGTTTGAGTTGCGGTATTAAGTTCTCCAATTTTTGCATCTAATCTAGATTTAGGTACATAAATATTCTTATCTCCGTCATCAATAAATAATTTACATTTTGCATCTTTTAAGTTATCAGATATAATTTTAGCAACGGCATCTGCGTTGTCTACTCCTTGCAAGAAATCTTTAATATCTTTACTCATTTTTTAATACCTCCTTATACAATGCTTTTTTAAATGGAGCAAGGTAACCATGTATAACACGATACAAGGGAATTTTAAGTGACCCAGGTTCACTACTATTTATATTATATATTAGATAACTAATTTTGTTAACTGAATATAAAAATAGCTAGATACTATTGAGTACCTAGCTAAAATAATTTAATATAGAACATCGTCATCAAGTGGATAATAATATTCTACTGGTTTATTATTTATAATACATTTATTTATTATGTTTACTATTTCTTGTTCGCTAAAACTGTATTGCATTAATGGAAATATGTCGTCAAAGTTTTCTGCATATTGTTCTAATTTTTCCTCAGTTTGTTTTCTCATTTTATTTCACCTCTTTTTATTTTTTCAATTAATTCTTCAACTGTCTTCTCTACAAATGCTTTACCACCTGGCAAGTATTTTTCAATATATTTAGATTGATAAGGTATACCATAACTCTGTAATATATCTGCCCATGCTTCGGAACAAACTTCAGCTTCTTTATCCTTTCTAGTCCAATAACTTTTGGCATGTCCCCAACGTCCTACAACAGCATTACCGGTTACGCCTCCATATATATCGGACACACCTGCTATCGCATCAGTCGCACCATTCAATTCGTTGGTAACTAATTTCTTTGCTTCTGTTTTATTTATCTTTACCCTTGAGTTCTTTTGCTGATATTTAATTCTATCTTCTACATCTTGTTTTACTATTTTATACATTTCCTCCTTCACACTGCCAGTTACTGTACCTCCTGTTTCTGAAAGGAAATGCCAATCTATCATATGCCCCCATTCATGGAATACAGTTCCATAAGCTCCTCTATTATCATTATTTGTTTTCTTGACTGAGAAATGAATAGAGGCTGTAACAGGACTATAAAATGCTCCGTCAGGTGTATAATTCATTTTTAAATCTTTTGCTGTATGCAAATATAAATCTTGAATAGAAGTTGGATATTTTCTCAAATTACCTATAATGCCTTTTACAGTTGTTTTCGCATACGGCTTAATCATGTTGTCTTTATTTTTATTATTGACAAGTTCGTTCTCAAGCATACTTGATATTCCGTCTAATAAATGTGTTTCTAATTCTTGATATTTCTGTTCTCTTTGTTCTTCAGTATATAAATGTCCTTTAGGTATTGTTGTAGATTTAGGTGTTGTAGGTTTAGGTTTTGGAGGTTCGGTAGGTTGTTGTGGTTTAGGTTCAACTCTTCTCGGATAAGTTTTGCCGGTCCATTGTTCCATAACTCCACTATTAGGTTTGCCGTCAAAATAATCATTCATATCGTCGACCATGTCTGCTAAAGATAACTCAGTTTTTCCGTCTTTACTCATTACAGGTGATAACCAACATAGCCCATTTGGGTGGTCTAGGGGAGCATCATGAATTGGAAATATTTTGCCATCTCTGTCTCTACACATAGAACAGGTTCTACTTCCTGCATGACCTGTATGATATTTTACAAATTGATTATATGGATTTACTTTATCGGAATTCATAACCGATAATTGTGCCATATGTGTATTAGTTGTTCTCATTAATCTTAATGCCTCATAGTCAAGTCCACCAGTTCCATATTTGTTAGCATATTTATTACCCAACTTTTCTCGTATTTTCTTTTTATCCCAAGTATGGTGTCCAGTTTTAGCAAATTGAGCAATTATTTTTGATGCCTCTGCTGAACTAATACCTCTAGCTAAACAACTTGTAATTACATCTTCAATTTTACGTCCTGAGGCACTTGTAGCACTCCACAGTCTACTGTCTAAACCCACTCCTTCTTTATATATTTCGCCTTTTATCATTTGCTCAACTATGTTTCTACTTGTAACATTAACATTTTTATTTATTTTAGCTATAACATCTTTATTGTTTGTTATATCTTTCATTACTTGTGCATATTGATTTAATATTTGTTTCGGTATCTTTTCATTACATACCATCGATTGACTTTGTATAGTTGTATAAAGTTGATTAATATAAGCTAATTTACATTGTGTTAAATCAGATTGAGAAGGGAGGTTTCCCTTCTCTAGTTGTTTTAAATAATCTGAAAATGCATCATCAAAAGCTATTGTATAAGCTCGCATAATGTCTCGTTCTTGTGATTCTGACGCATCTCTCGCTATTCTACGTGCCGCTCTATCTATAGTTAATAAATACATACTATCATTTTGAGTAGACATAATCCCTTACTTCTCCCTCCTTCAATAAATATTTTTCTCTTAGTAATAGCTCATAACTTTTATTCTTGTCTATCATTGAGTCCACTTCTTTTTTAAGTTTGACAATTTTAGTTTGCCATCTTCTAACTACGTCCTGCGGAATACTTCTATTATTCATGTCGTAGTATTGATAGTCATTAGCTTGAGATTTAACTGCTCGTTGTAATTCAGCTTGCTTTTCTTGAAGTCTGTTTATCATAGCTCTGAGTTTATTGTCGGATATTACTGTAACATATACAGCTCCACAATGTTTACATTCAAACCCTTCAACTCTTAATTTTGTTTTACTATCATAATATAACTCTTTTGTCATAACTTTTAATTTTGTAGCACAATTATCGCATACCACCTCGATTTGGTGATGCATTTTTTCTCTTTCCATTTTGCTCATCTCTAATACCTCCTTATAATTTTTTATTGGCAAGTATTATATACTATTTTTTACTGTTTTTGTTATTGTCTTCTCCTTTATTATTTTTGTCATCTTCGTCATTTTCTTCGCCTTCCTCATTTTGTTGAGTATTACTATTAGGTTCAAATCCACCCATCATCATGTTTTGCATATTTTGTATTTGTTCTTGTTCTTCCATAATGCGGTCAAATTCTGCCTCTGCGTCTTCACTATTTCCAAATTCTTCAATGTATGATTTATGAGAACGCACATTAGCTTCTACTTCTTGTATTCCTATAGTTCTTACAGACTCATCATCGTCTGGTATTGGATAATTATGAGTCCATGATGTTGTTGTTTCTAATGTTAATGTTTCACTTCCTAATACTTCTTTGAATAATCCAAATTCTGCATATACTTCGAACATATGAACAATCCATATTAATACTTCGTCCCATGTTCTCCATTTTTCCTCACATCTTGTGATAAGGTCATAATATACCATCTTTAATGCTTTAGCACTAGGTATATTAAGTAATGCCTCTGGCATAGGTTGTTCCATTAATTCATACATATCTTTTTTTAGTTGTGTTAAATAGCTATCCACTGCTCCTTGAAAACTAAATGTACTAGATAATGTACCATACTTAGCAACTGAATTACTCCCAGTACCGTCTCCTAATGTTGGGTCAGATTTTAAATCTATTATTGTATTTGGTGCTATTTTTATATCTTTTAAGCAGGTTGATTTTACATCAGTGAATACAGGTTGTTCAAACATTTTAAATCTCAATGCATCTCGATAGTCTGACATTGTTTTATTGTAGTCCATAGCCATGTCCATTAGGTCTTTTACATCTGAATGACCTCTAATATCTCCAGTTAACCCATCATTTAATATTACTTTACATGGTAATTCCTCTAGTCCAGTATTCCATTCTTGCTTTAATTCAACCGCTTGAATTGTGTCCTCGTCTTCATTATCGCCGACATTATTTGTAACAGTTGTGAAAGCAGTTATATTTGCTCCGTCAACTATTTTATATGTCGCCCAACAGTAGCCATCGTCTCTCATTTCATAAGTCCATTTATGCCATCTTTGGTCACGTTGTATTTTACCTATTGTTGATTTATCTTGATAAGCTATCTCTACTTTTTTCAATATATCAACATCATTTTCATCATATTCATATATGAATTCCGGCATTGTGTAAAATCTAAATTTTATTTCTCCAGTTGGTACACCTAATTGGTCTACATCGGCAAGCATACATAACAATACTCTTTTTCCTATGGTGCAGTCTAAAAATGCTTTTCCGAATTTATTCCAAAACTTCGTATCTCTTAACATATGTTCAATGCAAGCTCTTTTAGTGTCTATTGTATCTCTATTGGCATTGTCATCATAACTACTCAATACAAGTGTAGGTGGAACTGAAGTCATAAATCTACCTTGTTTATTCAGTAATTTTTTAGTTAAATTACGCACTTCTCTAGTAGGTGTATAATCTCCCACTCTAACTCCCCATAATTGACCTTTATTAGACTCATAGTCTTCCTCTACTGTCCATCTACGACCTTCATAAAATTCATAATAGTTTTGAACCTCTGGCAATTCTTTTCTGAATTCTAAATCATTAGCAAACAGACCAAGAAGACTATTTGTAAAATCTTTATAATCACTCATTTAATATTCTCCTTCCTTTTCTAATATTGCAATTTCTCTATCAAGTGTTCCATTTAAAATACTGTCTGTCATTATTGCGTATCTAATCTTGTCCATGGCGTGGTCATCAATTTTTATAACTTCCTCTACGCCTTTGTCCAGTTTATCACTATCCCATGCATAAGTTGTAAATTCTTCAATATCTTTTATACAACTTGGGTCTAATGTAAATTTCCTTTCATTAAGTAAAAAAGATACGACTTGTATACCTAAGTCTACCCTATTTTTAGCAGGTAATATGTCTATTCCATGTCTTGCAAAATATGGGTCTTTTCTTAATTCTACTATCATTGGAGCTGCCGATGGGTCTAATACTACATATTCCGGCATTACTAAATTATCTGCTAGAAATTGTTTTAAATCATCTGCATATTCCTTTGTAGTTTTCTGACCTTCGTCTCTACCGCTATGATAATAACTTGCTATTTGGTGATAACGTCTTTCGGGTGCATAATATCCAAATATACCAAATGTAGTAGCATTCTGAATACCAAAGTCACCGGCTACAAATATTCTAGTCCAGTTTCTTTTTAACTCAATAGCATGTATGTCTGGGTCAAACATAGGATAAACTATGCCATCAGCGGCTACCCATAGTCCTAATATATATCGCTTATAGAAAACTCCAGTATATAATGCTTTGTATCTATTTTTAACTTCTTCACTTAATGATGGGTTATCGTCCATTGTGAAATGTAGGTATAATATTTTTCTTTCAGTAACTTTATTAATCCACTCTTTTTTAAACCAATGGAATGGTGAGTTCGGGTTACATGAAAACCAAAATTTAGCACCTTCAACTGAACATCTAGCTGTTGCTTGATTAACAAATGATTGAGGCATCAATGCAACTTCATCAAAGAATACTCCAGCTAAAGTAATACCTTGAATTAAATCTTGTGAACTCTCATCTTTTCCACCGAATATATAATAGTAGTTAGTTACTTTCTTTTTAGTTTCTTTGTCTATAGCTCCTATACATAAACAGCCTTCGTTTCTTGCGTCCTCAATAACATAGCCTGTTGATTTTAACATTTGTTTTAGCGGACCTATTACATTACGTCTAAGACCTCCGACTGTTTTACCACATAAAGCAAAGTTCTTGCCGTCAAATGTACTCATACTCCATAATACAAATGATAGTGCTTCAGATACTGTTTTTCCACTTCTTACTGCACCGTCGCATATAATTGCATCAAAGTCTTTGTATTTACTTTTAGGTGTCCACCAACTCATAACAATACTTTGTTTTTGACTAAATGGAACAAAGTCGAATGGTACAATTCTATCTTTTAATTTAGGCATTATTCATCACCTATTCCTGCGTTAACTGCCGCAAGTCCTAATGCTTTCATTAAGCCAGTTGTGTCGACAGTTACGTTATCATCTTCTCCTAATAATTTTTTCTGTAATTCATATTTACCTTTATCAATTTCTAGTCTTTGTTTTCTCATTTCTATGTCAATTTGAACTTCTTTACTTAATAGACCAGATGTAAATTGTTGACCTTGTTGTGCTTTAGTTATTATATCGGCTAATTGATTTAATTTATAAACATCATATTGACCTGCTTTTGTAATTCCTTCTCCTGTTTCTAACATATGAGTTGCTTTATTATATAGTTCTTGCCATAGCGCATGATATTGTAGATTAATATCAACTCCTGCTTCTAAATATACATCATAAGTTTGTTTGTCTATGTCGTCTTTTAGTGTAGCTATTATTTTTTCTTTTTCTTCCTTCCATTTCTCTTTACTAGATAAACATCTAACCGTTTGATAACTAATATTAAATTCCTTTGCTAAATCTTGAAGACTCACATCTTCATAAATATATTTATTCTTTATTATTTTATTTCTTTGAGTTACTGACATTTTAACTCCATTTACATTACATATGCTGTTCCAGTTACTTTTCTTTGCTGTCATTTTTGACCTCCTTTTAAGTTTATTTCGATTTTACTTTAATAAATAAACCGTTAAAAGTGTTTTGCCGGCGGTTTTTTGACACCGCAGTTAATTTATTAAATAAAATCGTATGTTTTGCTTTATTTCCTTACATTCTGAGGGGTATTTCTGTACCCTTTTGAGCCTTGAAAACTATGTAATTTGCATTCCAATTTGTTCGAATACTTCTTATCATTACTTAATCTAAGCAAACTAATGATGAAATACTTGTTCACATTGGTCGGAACCTTACTCTTTCTAATGCAATCACATAAGTATTCAGCTTGTTTTAATGTCTTAATATGCGTATGTCCTTTGCTCCATTCTTTATTGGTATTATAAACTATATATCGTTCTTCTTTATTTGAATATAGTATTACCAATGGTTTTAATTCTTTTATTATTTTAGACATTAGCTAATAGCTCCTCTCCGTTTTAATTATATTATATTCCAGTTATGCGGGTTTGTTTATTTATGTGTTATGTTTGTTAATGCTTTGTTGTTGGATTGTTAATAGTTATATAGGTATTTGTTGTATATATACTTTTTATATATTGTGTATACATTTCACCCACACCCGCCAAACTTTTTGAGTACATTTATAAAATAAAAAAGAGTAGATATTTCTATCTACTCTTTGTATTTGTTTTGAGTTTTATATTTAAAATAGTTTCTTCTGTCTATTACTTAATACAGCTGTCTCTATTCTATTTTCAGCAATATTAAAGTACTTTTCATCTAATTCTATGCCGATAAATCTCCTATTTAAATTCACACAAGCTACCCCCGTTGAACCGCTGCCCATTGTAAAGTCTAATACTAAATCATTTTCATTGGTGTATGTTTTTACTAAATATTCAAGTAATGCTACTGGCTTTTGAGTAGGGTGGACTCGAATTCTATTATTGCATTCATTAGCTCTGGCATTAAAGTTCAACAAATTATTTGGATATTTGTACTTGGAATTTGAGGTATAAATAAAAGCACCACTTTTAACTCCTGTAAACATATCGCTTTTTTTTATTGAATAATTTTTCCTATTGCTACTAATAAACTCTTTTTCCTCTTTTTCGGTACGTTCTACCATTTGAGGAATATACTCACACGTACCATTGCTAAATATACATATATTTTCTATCACCTTTAATGGCATATATTTAGCACGTAAAATATTACCACTACTATTTTTATTCCAATACCAATCATATTTATAATTTTTAATATTACTCATTCTTAAAGAACTTGAAAATGGCTCACTGCCGAATAAACAAATAACTCCATTAGGTTTAATTAATTTATTTAGTCTATTCCACATTTTATCGAATGGAATAATAATATCCCATTTACAAGCTGTAGTTCCGTACGGTGGGTCGCATATTACTGCGTCAACATTAACTCCACTCTCAATCAATTTATCCATAATTTCTAGACAGTCACCGTTATATAATGTATATCTTTCATTATCAATCATTTAAACTCAACCTCCCTATATACTATTCTTCTATAGGTTCTAATAAGTTTTCATACCATGTCCATTCCGGTATTTCTTCTACTCTATACTCAGGTAATGATGGATATAACCATAAATATTGTGGTACTACATAACTTATAGTTACAATTCTATTTCCACATTCTATCATCTCAGATGTTATATCATGCCCTTTGTCTCTTAATTCTTTTAACGCTTTTGGCCATTTTATTCTTACATAGTCACCTACATTATACATACTCATCTTTTATTCCTCCTTATATTATATTAAATAACTTTCTATGCGCCTCATACAAAGGTTTTGTTCCTTTGTATGAGTTTTTATATTATATTATTTACGAATACTGTCTAGCACGTTTTGTCCATCTTGTGTTAAACCTATTCTCCAATATTTATAATCTGGTGCAGTTCTATCTAATTTGATTAACCCTTTACGTTCTAAACTTGCTACTAATAATTTGAATTGACTTTCGTTTAATTGTGTATTTTCAAATACGTCTAAATAATTGATAACGTAATCTGCTAATGTTGAACTTTCTATTACATTAGGACATCTTTCAAATTCTATAGCTTCTAAAAATAACATTTTTTTCATTGTACCTACCGCCTTTTACTTGTATTATTTTATATTTAATTCTTTACAAACTTCATCTGATAATGGAATAACTCGTATTTCTTTTTCTGCTACATCATATGTTACTGTAAATAGTGTTTCCTCAGTAACACCTAACATAGTTCTTATATCTTTAGGTATACAAATTCTACCTAATCTATCTACCTGTCTGATGTTTGATATTCTTCTTCTACTCATATTTGTCCTCCCTAAAACATATTATTTCTATTAGTACTTCTAATATTAATACTACTAGAAGTACTATAATTACCCATATCATTTTCTTAGCCCTTCTAATAATTCACCGAATGTCATTGTTGGGTTTATTGTTGCTATTATTCTAAGTAATGTGATATTATCCATAATTACACCTCCTCATTTGAGTCTAATAATATTCTTGGGTCTATTTCTCCAATGTCTTTTTTAAGTACTATTCGTAATGGCAGTATTTCATGTGCATTATAGATATATTTACAGGTTTGTATTTCTTTTGTATCATGTACACCTAACACTTTTAGAATGATGTTTTGTGTAAGACAATTATCTATCTTATTACGTTGTGGAGTTGTAAATATACAACCTAAATTTATTAACTCGCCATAGACTTGATACTTACTTGTTATTTCTCTTGATATTCTTTTGTTTTGAGAAATAATATAAAAAGGTATTCCTTCAATATTATATGCTATATTTATTCACCCCTAAATATATATTTTTTAGTGTTTTATTTATATTTTAAGATCAATAGT